GGCGTGGGAATGGAAAGTTGACAGTCCAATTCCCAGTCTAAGAGATTGCAAGTCTCCATACAGAAGAGGTTCAATATCGACAGGATCGTCACATACAATAGAGCCATCTATGGGATGGCTACCCAAGAAAAACTTATAGTTACTATCTTCGCCTATATAATAACCAGCACCGTGACCAATGGCTATGTTAAAATCGCCCTTTTTATTGGTGTAGAGAGCATAGTTTCCAACGGCGACATTGCCCGACCCCCAAACATTGCCAGCTAGAGCACTAAAGCCCACTGCCGTATTTTCACTACCATAGACATTGCAGCCTATTGCGTAGGAACCAATGGCCGTATTTCTCTTACCATCATAATTGCTGCCAAGAGAAGAATATCCATAGGCAGAATTATCTTCAGTGCTATAGCCATCTAGATGCAACTTGCCTATGGCCAATTCACCCGCTCTGGTAGTGCGAATGCTTGGGCTAGAGAAGTTTAGAGCAGTAAGGTTATTGTCATCTGTAAACAAATGAACGGAATCAACAATGTCAAGCAGGTTGTGCCTAACATCTCGCGGTGATACCTCTCCAGTAGAGTTATCAGGGATTTCTCGTTTAATATTGCTTACTAACTGTAGTTTGCCTACAATAGCCATAGTGGAAAACCCTATTTAAAGCTAATTTCTAGTGTGCCAATATCAAACTTGACATTATCCCCTGTATAAATAACCCTTGGATTAGACAACTGGGCGTGCATTAGCAGGTTGCCAGAACCAAGCACGTTGTGGTCCACAAGAGCAACCCCGGATACCCATCCCCAATCAGTCAGTGCGGTATTAAACACAATATTACCGCTGTTTCTAATAAAACCAATTCCCGCCTCCAGATCGCTTGCAGTATGAGACCAATAAGTGGAGCCATAGTCTGCTGGATTTTGCAAATTAACTCTAGCGTAATTGGTGCCAGAAGATACGGAGCCTAATGTTGGATTACCATTATAGTCAATACCGCTAGCTAGTTCTGGAAGAGTTCCTCCATAAACTATGCCTTGTCCCGTATTTGAGTCAAGGGGGGCACCGCTAGTAAGGGCTACTGACACATTTGTTGGCTTTGGGAATGTCTCACCCCGAAACACATGGTTTAACAGACCGGATTCTAAATAATCAGACAGTGCGGCCATCACTTCCTCCCGTTATAATAATCCTAAAAAGAGAACGTTCTATAGATGTATACACATAAAAAAAGAGCCACCCCCAAATAAATGAAGGTGGCTCCAGAACAGGTATAGTTAGAAGATAAGACTAGAAGGAGCCAAGGATGACTCGCCTGTTGTCTAACACGCCAAAGCCAAGCTCAGCCCAGCCGTAAAAACCGGCTCGCTGCTGACGATGTAGGGCGGGATCTTCAAACACTTCCAGTTCTTGCTTGATGGGCATGACGAAGCTGTCATTGCTGGACTGATCTAGTCCAACAACAAGTTCAAGGTCCGACGCCTGAACGGCCCCGGCTAACTCGACAGTGAAGAAGTCCTGATACTCTTGCCCTTCACCAAGCTCATCAACATCGTGCAGATTCACACCAAAAATACGGGTGATGGGCGCTCCGCCCTCACTGGCAGTGTAAATCTCACGGCGGGTAACTTCGTCGATCTGATCCAAGCCCCAGTTACGCACATCTTCCAGTGCTTCTGGGCTAACATAAAGATCAGTCAAGCGTCCACGCCCAACAGATGCGGTGTTGCCACCCGAATTACGACGCATCACGGTTTGCATCAAAGAAACAAGTCTCTTCGAGAACATACCTTGTGTTGCATCGCCATCATAAACCAGAACGTTACGGTCAACACCCGCAGCAAGCAGCGTGTGCCAGCCATCGTCATTCATCTTCTTGACGAATCCTGCTTCCATAACCTGCATGGCTCTCGCCACGATATCCCAGCGTGCCTCACGGGCATAACGCAAAAGATAGTCGATTGACGACGTGATGCTATAGGTCGGAATCATGACGAAGTCACTTTCGACACTACGTTCTGGAATTCTACCATGACCGGGGTTGGTGTAAGCAACGTGCTCACCTTCAAGTCCCGGAGAGATAAGATCCATTGGAAATTCAGTAGTACTTCCCGGCTCAACTTTGATTGTCTCAAAGATATCGCCAAGAATATTACCAACTAAGACGCCCTTTCTGAGAGGAAGCTCAAGAGCTTTTGCGAATTCTCTCTGTGCCGCTTGGGCAACATTGCTATCCGTGTCCCCGGATAGGCGAAGAAGGGCAATCAACTCTTCGCTAGGTCTTGTGATACTAGACATTATGTGTCTCCTTATTTTTTTAAAACGGGATTAGTCCGTGGCGTGCTTACCCATTGGAAGGTTAACTTCAACCTTGCAGTAGCTGTCTTCATCCAAGGTGGACAAAAATCGACCAATGCAAAGGTTACCAGACGAAGCGGCATCCCAAGCGTCAACAGCAATGTTGCCAGCAGTCGCGTCATCAGCAAATGCCAAGCCCCCAGCCGCAGGCGTGCCCGTAATCATGTTGGTTACAACCCAACCCTTGCGAAGAATGGTGACTTTACCGCCCCTCTGAACTTCATCTTTATACTGATTAAGATGAGTTCTGGTGAGGTCTTTGTCAACCACGTCGTTAAGAAGGAGGCCAACCGGAGTGTCAGTTGCCACAACCTGCTTATACTTTACCAAGTTGACTCCCTGATCCATTGCTGCACCAGAGCCAGCCGTATCATGAACAACCACACCGCCGCGAGTTACGGCAGTAGAGTCGTTGTAGAAGAAGCTGATATCCGTTTGAAATTCAAGTCTATCTGCTTTTAGAGCCATTTTAATCTCCTGTATATTTAATTAGTCTGAAGGACATTTTCGGAAATCCAATCCGCCACACTAGCACGGGTAGACTGCAATTCGTCTTCCTCATCGCTAGCTTCGACAAGAGCGGCTTCGGTAGATTCAACTTCGTCAAAAACTTCTTCAGAAGTTTCTACTTCTGCCTCTGCTTCATCAGCGACCTCAACCTCGTCGGTATCAGTATCTGCGGTGGCATCAGCGTCCTTTTCTTTGTCGTCATCCTTTTTCTTCTTCTTCTTGTCCTTTTCCTTCTTATCGAACCACTGAGCAACAATGGCCTCAAAAGCTTCATCGTCCAAAGCTTCGTATAAAGAAAGAGACTCTTGGGCCTCTTCTTCATCAAAGCCAGCACTAACCAAGCTAGCCAAACGTTTTTGCTGACGATCTCGTTGCTTCCATTCTTCCATGGTCTTCATGGCTTCGGAAAGCTCTTCTGCTCTTTGAGCGAGGGCATCCTCAATCTCGGCAATATTAGCCTTTTGAGACTTAATGGTTTCCTCAAGGCTAGCAATAGTTTCTTTGCCAGCAAGATCGTCAGCAACAAAAGATTCAATCGTGTCCGCATATTCTTTATCTTTAGCGGATTCGATGTTCTTCTTCATTGCTTCGTTTTCTTCCTTAGCAGCCACAAGCGCGGCCTGAAGGTCGGATACTTGCTTCTCTAAAAGAGGTGAATTATCTGCCATTTTCTCTTCTCCTGTTGAAAACTTAGTAAGTTTATCATCTTCGTTTACGTTAAAAGCCTTGCTGCATTTAAAAATAATACTTCGTGGATTTGCTGGTTTAGACACAAGCCCCTTACCAGAAAAGGAAATATCACGCAAGGCCCTTCCTACTTTGTGCCCTTCGTACTCCCCCGTACCTCCATAAGCTCTTAAGTGTTTGGTTAGAAATGCAGACGATTCATTTCTTTCCAACAGTTTTGAATTGCCTTCGGAGTCCACAAGGGCGTAATCAAATCCGTTAAAAAGACACTCCATGGAAACAAACCATTTTCCTTCTTCTATTTCAGCAATAATTTGCTGCATCCTGTTTCTGTTTTCTAAATTGGTCCAGCTATTGTAAAGCACCGCTTCTGTAATGATATCAAACTGGGGAGGTGCTTCTTCTGCGTCTGCGGAAAGTCTGTTACCGGATTTATCTATAATGTAACTTCCTGTAATATGACCAATAATATCATTTTCATCGTGCATGAAATTGAACTGTTTGTCTTCGGGGGTGCTCCTAGCGTCCCACGTAACAGAAGGTTCAAACACATCGTCGTTCTTATTCCACCCAGTAGACACAAGAACAGAATCAAGATAATACAAGTCGATCTGGCCCTGATTGCTATCAGCTATTAGCTTTTCTATTGTCGGGTTAGTAATGCGGTCCAAAGATTCTGACTGGACCACCACGTGGGCAGGAGCATGGTAAGCTACCGATGCCTGACTCTTGACTAAGGCGTCAATGCCATCTTCGACTTCTTGTCTATATACATGTATTTTGCTCATGGGATACCTCTAACAATATATACACAAATAATTTAAAATACTGCTAATTAGGGAATTTCTACATGGTCAAAAATTCCACATATGCCCCTATAGCACGGCGTCTATATGTATCTATACTCATATTGTCCACGCTAATATTGCCATCATCAAGAAGTTTGCGGAACTCTGGAGGCGTAAGTAGGCCGCTAGCCAAAGAATCTCTCACAGACTCCCACGTAACAGATGAGTATAGCTTGGTGTTGGTAAATATATCCATCTTTAAGCGTTCAAGGTTAGCAATGTCAGGTTTGGTAAGCTGTCTGAGATTCTTCTTGTTTTTAATACTAAGAAACGCATTATTAACGATATCAGATATTTCAGAAAACGCTTCTTGGGTCCAGACAAACAGATCGGCTACCCCCGGTTTGGACTTAGGTTTATCTACTCGCTTCTTGCGGGGTTCTTTATCGTTAGAAAATTTCGGCCTACCCCCATCGGGGCTTTCTGTCTTCTTATCCTTTTTCTTTTTAGGGGGACCACCAGAAGGGCCAGCCGGTTGAGGTTTAGGAAACTTCCTGTCCATCATTTCCTTTGGGTCAAGGCTGCTGTCAACTCCCATGTCTTCTGGAGTTACAACGCCTTGCTGTAGGGCAATCTTCTCCAGATCATGATCATGTTCAGGATTGTGATACGGCCCAGCCTTGTTGGGAGAAGTGTCCCTTTCTCTGTCCTGTAGCTCTCTTTTCAGCCTGATCTTTTCAATAGACGGCTTCTCTTTGAATCTTTCGAGCACAGTCTCATGGCTAATGATGTCTCTATCGGCCAATTGCAATAAAAGGTTCTTTTCTGCGGATTCATCAGCAAGGCTCATCTGATCAAAGTGAACTTCTGCTGGATACCTGAACCCCATAGCTCTTCTTACTAACTCGATTTCATTTTGCCAAAACTTGACCAAGAGGTCGCGGCCATACTGAAGCCTTTCAACTAAAGTTTTCAGAGAGATGAAGTTGTTGGTAAATCCTCCGCTTTGTCCAGCCATACCCGTAAGGGTTGGAGGAACACCAAGGCCAGCATATATACTGTTTAATACAGCCGAATATTTTTCCGACCCCAAGAACTTGTAAACCTGACTATTGGATTCCGAATAGCTTAATTCTGGTCCCCACACAAGCTCCATGGTTCCCCCTCCCACATTATTAGTAAGAATATCTCTAAGTTTATTGATAGCAGCCTTGTTGGGAAGAATCTTGTGTTCTAAATCGCCAAGCGTCCAAAGTCTAATATTTGATATAGCACCGTCTAGTGCAGACATGTCAGCCAGTCTCATTTTTTCTAGCATAATTATATCGTCAAGGATGGCATAGATCATTGGATTGGCCCACTGGTTCCAGTCGTCCTTTTTGTAGTATGACACAAAAACTCTTTCAGGATCTAATGGGATTTGCTTGTCACCTCTCTGGATGCTGCGCTTAACTTTGGGGGGCAGCGTGTCAAGTACGTGGGCGGGAATACTCCCGTCTTTAAAGTTGTCATGAAAAGAAGAAGCGGACAGCATTAGGTTCTTTTTGCCCAAAAACAAGGAAAGATTTCCATCTTTGAGATCAACACTCATCGGGTTAAAGAAATTGTATCTCCAAGGTATAACATTCTTATCTGTGCTGGGAACCTCTACTTTAATGTCATTAGAGAGGGCTTTCATAAACTTATTAAGTTCTGGCGTAATCTTGGCAAAACTGCGATACAAAATTACATTACCTGTACGGTATAGATTGTTAAGAAACCTTTCGGATCTTTCTTTGCCGTCAATCTTCCTAAACCATTGCTGATAAAATCTTTCAACGCTTTTGTTGGGATGTACCAAGTTAATGCCTTGCTGGCCAAAGTCTCCCATCAAATCAACAACGTTGCGAATAATGCCCACCTTATCATAGGCATCCATGCACATTTTAATGATACGCTTTTGTTTTTGGGGGACATTTTCATGAGAGCGAAAAGCATAATAATCTGAATATCCAAACGCAGGTCTAGCTGATACGTTAGGTTCCAGCCCAGTAAAGTCCCGCTGATGCCCCGCAAGGGACTTGTTCAGTCCTACATAGGAATCAATGGATTCTGCAAACTCGCCCATTGCCCTTTCTTTGCTAGCATCGTCTGACCATGTAATAAAACTTTTTTCATCACTCGTTTTTTCATCACTCATTTTTTCACCACTTTAAACAATTGGAATGTAATTGGATTGTTCTTAAAATTATACACAAATTAGTACATATCTTTCATGTTATCAGTGAACCAGTTTGGACCAGAGTACATATCCCCTATTTCCTTGGATTTATAGTCTTCCATCGTAGCTGCAAAGCCACCATAAAAATTATACTCTTGCGGGGTCGGAAGTCTCTGTAATACTCTTCCCGACATATTGGCCATCAGCAGAGCAGAATACCTATCTTTGCGCATTTTGCTTTTTCTACCAGCGCCGACAATAACTTCTGGGGTGTCCCAACGATCTCTCCCACTGGGGGTCTGGGTCATCTGTATCATGGATAATTCATCTTTGAGTTCTTCTATATCCATCACGCAGTCTTCTAGTGTGTCAAACATCCTGTTTTTTAGCATATCTTCTGAAGTAGACAGTCCTAAACTGACAGAATCGAAAAATGGAAATAACAAAGCTCTGTCTTCAAAGTCCTTTCTCATTCCATGGTTGGCTTCGGAAAGCCAATCGTATCTAGCAAACTGGCACATTTCTAGAATGTGTAGTCCACGTTCATCATCTGTATCGGCCTCTTTGTCTTCGTCTATAACTGGCCAAATTGCAACCTCGCCTTCTTGAATCTTATCATCATCATGTAGAGATTCCATAACGGCGATTCCTCCTCCTTGGGCGTCCATGGCAATATGAACACAGGGAAACAATCTCATTAGATCTCGTATTTTTCTGGCACAATAAGCATAAAAATCAGTTTCACGAGAATACCCCTTTTTAACCTTAGACCTGTGTTCTACTCTAGTGGTGGTCCAGCAGTATACAATACGCCTATGGTCTGAACCCATCTCTAGGACTACAATACTAAAGTTGTCCACCTCAGACGCGGGATCTACCCCAAATATGTACCGCTTTTTAGGATCGCCTATCAGCGCTGCCTCAAAATTAATTTCGTCGCCTTGGCCGTCTTTGATGATGTTATCATTGGTTACCACGCAAGATTCTATAAGTGAGCGTTTAAAGAAACCTTGAGAATCACGAGTAAAGCACGCCCCAAACTCCATTTGGTATATACCTGTATGAACGGTAGCTTTAGACCGTGCCACTTGAGAAGCGTCCATAAATCCTGCCGGAAGAAGCTCATAAGGTATTCGGATAATAGAGTACTGCTTCCAGTCGAAGTCTGGGGGAGGATCTTCGCCATCAAACACTTCCCTTAGCTTGATGATGTTGCCTTTGCTTTTAATAATAGATTTCCATTTTTTCCAATATATCGCAAAGTGGTTAAAATCATAATACGCTGTTCCAGAGATAATAATCTGGTTATCTTTATTCTCAGAAATATAAGCGCTCTCTTCTTCGGTGGCGACTCCTAGCTCCTCAGCTTTCTTCTTAGCGGCCATTCTTCTTACGTTGTCAATGGGGTCTGCTGTAACCGCAGCAAAACCCGCAACAACGGTTTCAAAGATGTCTCTTGGTATGGATGCAAATTCATCACTAATAATGTCATTGGCTCTTTGACCTCTAATTTTTTGGCCGTCTCCAAGAGGTAAGCATGTGATAGTGCTTTCATTGATTCTGAGTACGCATCTGTCTACGTCCCGTCTAGGTCCGCTGTTAGATGAGCATATATCCCTTAATACGGGGGCATTTCTCCATATGGTTTCCATGTACTCAAAGAGAATCTTAGACTGTCTAAAAGCTGCACCAACTATGACAACCTTCCTCTTAGGAAGTAACAAAGATCTAAGTATGGCATATAAAGACAACATGAAGGATTTGCCAAAACCACGACTCGCAATGAGAATAGGAAATTTTCTATCCCACATTTCGTGTAGCATCAGAGCTTGAGAGGGAAGCAGTTGGACGTTCAATATGTACTTGCACATAAAGGAGAAATACTCAGGCTGCGTCATTAACCACGCCAGCTTAAGGTGATAGTCCTCATCTTGCGGCTTGAGAATAGCAGCGGGATTAAATATATCCTTGTCGGGTATATCTAGCTTCAACCACGCTTCGTCTATAGTTTTAAGTTTGTTAGTCATTTTAGTTTATCAATATTCTCCAGCTTTCTGCTACCCAAGACGCCATCGGCAAAGCCGTAATATACCGACTCGTGAGAATTTAAGTACCAGTCTCCTGATTTTAGCTTGCGCTCTAGAAAGGCTTTTACCTTATCTGTTGTTGTAGTCTTGTAATGATCCTTGAAAAATTTGCCATTCACGCAACTCTCTGCATATATATCAAACATAGTATTGGTTATAGCCTTGTCAAACTTTGCACCGTTTTGGCTGCTCAAATAGTCAGTCGAAAATTCACTGAACCCATAGTGAGACATAAAGTATGCGTTAGGAGTCATCACTCGCAAGTCAGCAGCCTGTAGGATTATACTGCTCATTGACTCAGCTTGGCCATACACCAACACAGCAACGTGAGATCTGCATAGTTTAATGGCGTCATATATAGCCATACCATCAGCCCAGTTTCCACCAAGGCTATGCATGTGTATTAATATTGGTTGTTCCCCAGCTATGTCCAAGGTTCTTATATTTTTAACAAAAGTTGTAGCCATTCGATAGTCTACACCGGGATCTTCTTCAAAAGACCCATGTTGTCCATGTAGATAAATCTCCCTGTTTTTAAGGTCTGCGTTATAAGAATGAAGTTCACCAATTGTGTCAGACACTACTTTTTTCTCCCCACGGTGTACA